GTGAAACCCTGGAAGAATTTCTTTCGCGCACCGGTGCCGATCGCGCTGAGGGTGTGGCGCTGGTCAAGTCGTTCGAAGCATTCCGTAAATGGGCGGTAATGACGGCCGGATTTTACGATGAGTATATTTTGCCCGATGGCACTCAGCGCCGCGAAGCCAAATCAATTTCGTTCGCCAGCATGAAAGAGCACGAATTTCAGGAGGTTTACAAAGCGGTTTTAAATGTCCTCTGGTATCAGATCCTGTTTCGTAAATTCGACAGCCAGCAGGCAGCAGAGAACGCCGCCGCGCAGCTACAGGAGTTTGCCGCATGATTTACGGTTCAGTGTGCAGCGGTATCGAAGCCGCAAGCGTTGCATGGGAACCATTAGGTTTTGTGCCGGCATGGTTCAGCGAAATTGAAAAATTTCCTTCTGCTGTTCTGGCAAGCCACTGGCCGCAGGTACCAAATCTGGGCGATATGACGCGCCTTGCATACCAGATTCGAGCTGGCCTGCTCCCGGTACCTGATTTGCTGGTGGGCGGCACGCCATGCCAGGCATTTTCGGTCGCCGGACTTCGCGCCGGACTTGATGACCCTCGCGGACAATTAACCCTGGCCTATGTGGATTTATTAAATGCTATTGACGAAAAAAGAACCGTTGACGGTAAGCCAGCCGCAATCTGTGTATGGGAAAACGTACCCGGCGTGCTCAACACCAGAGATAACGCTTTCGGATGTTTTCTTGCGGGGCTTGCCGGTGAAAGCCGTGAACTGGAATCACCAGGGCGAAAATGGTCAAACGCTGGTTATGTGCTGGGACCAAAAAGAGCTGTTGCCTGGCGAGTGCTCGACGCTCAATTTTTCGGCGTGGCCCAACGACGCAACCGTGTGTTCGTTGTCGCAAGTGCTCGAACAGACTTCGATCCCGCAAAAATATTATTTGAGTCCGACAGCGTGCGCCGGAATTCTGCGCCGTGCAGAGAACCGAAAGCGAAAGTTGCCACAGATGCTGGAAGCCGCGTTAAAAACGGTAGCCACTGGGATGACAGAGGCAATGCACACCCAACCCTGAATCAGTCGAACAATGCGGGCGGCATTGGCCTGAGCAATCAGGAGTTATTTTCTCAACGTGGTTCGGGCCTTGTTGGTGGCCATCAAATCGCCGTGGGAGAAGTTTCGCCAACTTTAAGGGCAGGCAATTATCGCGACAACAGCGATCCGGTTTCTCATGCTGACATGCTCGTTATGGCTTATGGCGGTGGTAACACCAGCGGAAATATTGATGTGGCTGCCTGCCTGACTGCCAAAGGACAGAGGAATGATTTCGACGTAGAAACTTTTGCGGTACATGGTACCCAGGACCCTGATTACAACCGTGAACTGGCCCACACCCTGGGGAGAAATCAGGGGCAGGAAAATGCGGTCATGGCATTCAGTTATAAAGACCATGGCGCAGACTTAACCTTTAACCTTTCGCCAACACTTCGCGCTGGTAACCATGACAAGAGTCACGCCAACAGCGGCCAGCCGCCAGCGGTGGCGTATGCGTTTGCTGAAAACAGCCGTGGCGAGCTCAGATTAGAGAATGGCGACGGAATGATTGCCGGTGCACTGTCAACAGGTGGCGGTAAGCCAGGTCAGGGCACGCCAGCAGTTTTAACCGAACCTTACACAATGGCCGTTCGTGGCCGCGCGGAGGGATCAACCGTTGAAGTGCGTAGCGACGGCACCGCTAATGCGCTGCTTACTCCGAACGGTGGCAGGGCGGGTATCGGAGTAGGTGCAATAGGCTGGGGTATGCAGGTTCGCAGGCTGACACCAGTCGAGTGTGAGCGTTTACAGGGATTTCCAGATAATCACACTCAAATTTCCTGGAGAGGGAAGAAACCTGTTGATTGTCCTGACGGGCCTCGTTATCGCGCACTCGGTAACAGCATGGCAGTGCCAGTTATGGGCTGGATTGGTCAGAGAATTAAAAATCAAATTCAGGAATTAATTGCATGACGCGCCCTATAAATATCCGCAGGGAAGCGCGTGGCCGCAATTGTCAGGTGAGAATTCCCGGCATCTGTAATCACAATCCTGAAACCACAGTGCTGGCGCATTATCGCCTGTCAGATTCATGCGGTACCGGAAATAAACCGCCAGACACACAAGGCGCTTTCGCATGTAACGCCTGTCACGATGCCATAGACGGCAGAATTAAAACTGATTTTACACGAGATGAACTCCGCCTGTATCACGCAGAAGGAGTGTTTCGAACACAGCAAATACTACTGGATGAAGGAAAATTATGATCTATCCATCAACTACCGGAAAAGCAGACGGAAAAGATTTGCGCTTACGCACCATGGAAAGTGTCTGGCTACAGGGTAAGTTGAAAATGTGGGGGCGCTGGGCGACGTACAGCGATATGCCGGAAGCAGTAAATATGTTTAAGCGCATGCTGTCGCGGGGGAAGGTCACCCACGATGATCTTGTTAAGGCTATGCAGAAATTAAGAAAAGCTGGTCTCAGCAATACTGAGCTTGAGCAGTGGATGTTTCAGATGCAGGAGGAAAGTGTTGTCAGCAGCCTGGTGTTTTGCAGCAATGAAGAAGGCGCATTAATGGATAAGGTAATCGGCACCACTCTTATAAATACGTCCGGATTACTCAGTATTATCAAACAACGCTATCTGGGGCGTGGTAAAAAAAAGTCGGAAATCGCGCGCGATCTCAATGAGTGCCATCCAGAGTTATCCTTTCGCACATGTGAAAGGCGCGTGAGCACATGGCTAAACGCGGCTGAGTTTTCACTCTATCTACCTTTAAATGATGCCTTCAATTTAAATAGCGAAAGATTTTCATTGCAGGTTGTCGCAAAAACTGATTGAATCTCGCTATGCTTCGCAAAGCTGTATCGACAAGCAACAGAATTTATAGCCCCGCCATCGTGCGGGGCTTTTCATTTCCACGCAATACCAAACGTATCGAGTGCAGCCGGTTTACCCGTTCTGTCAAAGCTGCAAACCAGTATCGTCTTTCATATTGCGATAGTTTTGCCCTGGGTAGACGTACTAGGTGATTAATCTCATAAGAGTCGGGACTACTTAATTGCCGCTGGGATGTGCTATGTTCAAAGTAATGCGGTGAATCCACCTGTGCGGATGGGCTGAATCGAACATATCTAAGCGATATTATTGATGGGCGAGCAGGGTTACAGATTTCCCCACTCACCGGGAGGCACCCGGCACTGCAGAATTGTAGCCACATTTACAGCACTTCAAAGCCTGCTTCTGCGGGCTTTTCTAATCTATATGTTATCTATTCTTAAGTATAGGTTGGGTAACACTAAAGTATAGTTGTCGAGTAAGCGATAAATCTTCAGAATGGCTTATGGATTTCAAAAAAAATCCCTCAAGTCATCTAAGGTCTCGGCAACCAGATAGGGATGACAAGAGGGAAGCCAAAACGGCCAACTCCAGGGAAAATCCTTAGTAACCATAACACATATTTATAAATATTTTGATTGATTTGAGTCAACAACTGAAGCCTGCTTATGCAGGTTTTTTTATGGTTTTGATTTTTGGCTATTAATCCCATAACGGTTTTTATGCTTACCCTTGGCCCGTGCAAGGTTTATATCTTGTGATTCAGGCGCAGGAAGTTCCTATTTAGAGCAAAATATCGTAATGGATTCTTGGTAGAACTAGTGGTTATCAGATTTGTCTTATACTTTCCTTCGTTACATAAAGGGAAGGGTTTTGAAAATATCGAAAAGAGTGACATGGCTGTTGATGTTATTGTTTTGCGTGGTTGTATGGGGGTTGATAGTCACTGCGGTTGCTTTCGCTGGACAGGACAGAAAGTTCACTCCTAAGACTCAGCCCGGCCAGTCAAATCCTCAGGTCGATGCGGAAAAAATCAGGAAGCTAGACCTCAATGCACAGCAAAAAAAATTCATTGAGTCGTTAATTGAATCACCGTCAGAAAAATTAAGCGGTAACTAAAGAGTCAACGAATTTTTTTAAAAATAGCCTAAAGGCCGCTTTCGAGCGGCCTTTTTTCTTTGGTGCGAGCAACGTTATATGCCCCGGGGTTTTCAGAAACAGTTTTGCTTTGCGCATAAAAAAAAGCCGCGCTTACTTGGGGGGGGCGCGGCAAAAGTAAGACCAATGTAGTCGGAACTTAGGTCAGGGCCTGAAATGACCCTGAGCAATTTATACTCTTAATCCCTCTGTTATTTTTGATAATTAATGTCTTCAAAGATGCTGCGCCCCTGAGGTTTTTCACCTTCAGCGTCGGTTATTAAGCAAAAAATACTTTCTATTCCTTCATGTTGAGTGTTGCACACTCCAACTACACACAGCTTCCGTACTTACGGAGGTATTCACATGGTCAAAATTATGCCTGACAAAATTGCATCAGGGGTTACCTACTGCGCGTCAGGTGGCCTTGTCTGTAACGGTCTTTTCAACTGGTATGACTGGGTTTATCACCTGGACTGGAATTTCATCGGTCTGGTAAGTGGTGTGATGCTCGGCATAGCGACATTTGCTGTGAACGCGTACTACAAACGCAAAGAGAGCAATCGGGAGGAAATGGCCAGAAAGTTCGAGGCAGAGCAGGAGAGTTTACGCACTGCGGCGATCCAGAGTTATTTAAACCACTCACCCTCGCATGACGAGGACAAAGCGCCCGAAGTAGTCGATACAGTCAACAAGGCTTTAAAGCTGGCGGAGAAAGCATAATGGCTATTCCACCCACTTTGCGTAAAAGCCTCATTACAGCTGCTGGGGGTGGTGCGCTAGCCATCGCGGCTGTTTTGATTCCAAACCTCGAAGGCAATTCTTATGTGCCATACCGTGATGTCGGCGGCGTCTGGACTGTGTGCAACGGCATTACAGGCCCGGATGTTATTCAGGGGAAAACATACACTCAAAAAGAGTGCGACGCGCTACTGCAAAAGCACCTGCAGCCCTATGCCCGTTCGGTGGAAAGGTCCGTAAAGGTGCCGTCGAATGCATATCAGAAAGCCGCTCTTATCAGTTTTAGCTATAACGTCGGCGTTAATGCATTCGAGCATTCATCGGTACTGCGCAACCTCAATGCCGGTCACTATCAGCAAGCCTGTGATGGCCTTCGGAGCTGGGTATATGTTGACCGCGTGAGGATTCAGGGGTTGATGAACAGACGAGAAGTTGAGCGTGAACTCTGCAATTGGTGACATAATTAGTTCAATCATCCATTTGCAGAGGACACCACCGCATGACAATGATTATTTTATTGATAGCTGTTTACTTGATTTTTATCAGGAATAATTTTTGGTGGGTTTTTGTTGCCTTGTCTGTCATCACCATGACTTAATTCCGGGAAAGCAATACTGGAAACTTTTATCAGAGCTGCTGATTCAGGGAAAAAATGGAAGTTACTCTCTAAGTTATCAACTATGAGTTTGTCTCCATCCAGATGAATTTTGAAGCGTCCGAAAGAAACCCTTTTCCCACCGATGAAATCGAAAGCTTCCACATCTAAAGTGTTCTGTAAAATGCGTTTTTTTCCCTCAAGTAGGACATAATCCCAAGGGATAAGCTTCCTCAGCTTGCCAGTAATTATCGTGCCATCTACGAGTGAGTTTTCAACGGTCAATCTGATTTCCATGCTGTCCTTCTGATCGGATAGCCACTTCGGAGGATCTAAGTCACCCTCAGTAGAATTGTTCCAAATGCCTTCTAAAGCTTTTGATGAGCCATACCATTTTTTAAAAGTGTTTACATTATCAACTACTTTATCTGAGTTAATTAAAAGCCACGCAACGCAAACAACAATCACTGTTATGCAAGGCCAAACGACATTCTTAAAAGTTCCCATTTAAGTTTTCTCAGCAATAGGTGAATTAGCGAATGATACCAATTGCTATGGGTTAGGGAAATTGATGAATTTTATGATTTCAAATTGGCGTACAGCATTGTCTTGTCTGCTGGTGGTGCTCATAGCCGGGTTATTACTGGCTGTAGGTCACTACCGCGACAACGCCCTGCATTTTCAGGAGCAACGAAATGCGCAAAAGAACATTGCCGACACGCGCCAGGCAACCATTGACGATATGCAGCGCCGCCAGCAGTCTGTCGCGGTAATCGATGCCAGATACACGAAGGATTTAGCCGATGCGCAAAAAACCATTAGCGATCTGCGTAGGGATGTCGATTCTGGGGCTAAGCGCCTGCGCGTCTCAGCCAAATGTGATGGGCCAGTGTCCGGTAAATCCTCCGCCACCCGCGTGGATGATGATGTCAGCCCCCGACTTACAGACGCCGCTCAACGGGATTATTTCACCCTCAGAGAGAGAATCGAAACCGTCACAAAGCAACTGACCGGCCTACAGGACTATGTGCGTCAGGTCTGCTTAACTCCCGCATCCTCAAAAGGTAAATAAATCCATGTATACCACTACCGCACTCATTTCGTGGGCGTTGATTGCGCTCATCACTGGCTTCGCTGCTGGCTGGCTGGTGGGCCTGTTTCGATGGAAGAACAGCCCCGAGAAAGCAAAGGAAGTGGTAGCGACAATTAGCGTGGACTGGCAAGACATCGAAAAGCACGTTGAAGACAAAATCAATGAGCTTACACATGATTGGCTCACAGAGCAGAAAAAGCCCAAAACCGAAGAGGCGCAAAGTGATGCGTCAAAAAAGCCTTAACCGACACCCAGGAGAAACAAATGTCAGAACCACTTAATGACGTCCCAGTATCAGATTCTAGTTCAACAGCGCTTTCAACTGCCACTGTGGCCACATCAACCGTTGCAGATGTGGCATCTGTTGAAACCAAAGATGGTGTACACGACTTTGAAGCGGCACTGCATTTCGTGCGTGATGGCGTCAAAAAGCTGGGTGATGCAGCAGAAGATGAGCTGATCGCACTTGCTAAGAAGTATCTATAACATTTCAGAAGCCACTCATGGAGCGGCTTCGAAAATGTCACACCTAGTGGATTTGTGCCTTCGCTTCTTCACACATTCTCATCTTCAACATTGAGAATAACATAAGGAATTTAATGCGATTTGGAGTTTCTTCAGATATAAAGTTGTAAATGATTCCTTTATTGATTTGCGCTTGAAATTCATTCATAGGAAGAAGATTGGATGGATAATTAGCGCTAATGAGAGATGTCAAAGAAGCAATTTCAGAATTGGTTATTTCTGAGTTATCAATTTGATGTGAGCGCGCATTCCTCAATTTATTCATTCTTTTTATCACTTTATAAAGCTCCTCACTCAAACCAAGATTATGAGCTAACTGATTTTTGGCAGCAAAATCCAAGCCTAAGCTCTCTCCAAATCCCTTGAAAATATTGCCATTACCTGTTGCACAAGCACACCAGGCTTCTAAGTCCTTTTCTAAGAGAAGGTGTAGTCGTAAAACAGTACCTATATCATCTTCAGTTTCAGCGGCTGCAATGAATTTTTCATGCTGCCCTGTATGTAATGTTAGAAATTCAAACTTGCCAAAATTGAATTGAAATGGTTGTTCTTGTTCTTTCATTTTTCCTCCAGAAGTACGTTGTTTACTAATAATGCTAGCTTTAGATCAAAGGTATTTTTATGGCAAAACCGGACTGGCGAGCCTTGCAGAAACGGTTCCTGTCCGAGCATGCTAATACCAGTATATCGCCAAAAGACTGGTGCGAAGCGCAGGGGCTGAATTATTCATCTGCGCGGCGTTATATCAAAAAGCCTGGTGCGCAAAATTCTGCGCAGAAAAATAGCGATTGTGTGCGCAAAAGTGAAACTGCGCAACAGCCAGATATCAATGATATGGCGGACTCTGCGCAAGAATTTGATGTGCGCAGTTACGGCCTGACAGAGCAGCAAATCAGGTTCGTAGAGGAATATCTCATCGACCTCAACCGCACTGCCGCCTATAAGCGTGCTGGGTACAAAGGCGAGGGCAACACTGCCTATGTAAATGCATCGCGCATGCTAAGAAATGCTAAGGTCGGCCATGCTGTGCGGGATGCAATGGACGCTCGCGCAAAGCGCACGCGGATTTCTCAGGACTCAGTTCTGCAATGGTGGTGGGATATAGCGACTGCCGACGCCACACAGCTTGCCGAACTACATCGTTATTGCTGCCGCTATTGCTGGGGATTCGGTCACAACTATCAGTGGCGGGATATGGTTGAGTTCGAGGAAAAAAGGGTTGAGGCGGTCGAGCGCAAGCAACGCGAGCCCAACGATTCTGGGGGATTTGGTTACGATGCCATGGTTGATCCAAATCCTGACTGTCCTCGCTGCAACGGTTTGGGCCTCAGCCGCCCAGTATTTCACGATACGCGTGACGCTACCGGCGCGGCGCGGCGTTTATTTGCAGGCATCAAAGAAGGCAAATTCGGCCTTGAGATAATCACGCGTAATCAGGACGAAGCGTTGAAGATGGTTGCGCAACATCTGGGCATGTTGAAATCGAAGACCGAAATCAGCGGACCAGAAGGCGGACCAATACAGACTGAGCAGGTTAATTTAACGCCTGACGAGGCCGCAGAGCTTTATCGCAAAATGATGGGATAACGGCCGGAAATAGCGGTTTCGTTACTTTTTTCGTCTATGCATTTTCGGGCAGCTTTTATGCACTCTTTATGCAGTCCGTTTTCAGCATATCCGCTATGAAATCATCAGGAAATACGCCTTTGGCAGCTAACTGTGCATGAGTACTGTTTCGCCAGGGCGGGTAATGTCTCTTATGTTAAATAGCGTTCAAATCGGAACAATTTCATGCCTATCCCTTTCCCCTTCGATTTCC